TTTGATATGCAGATGAGCAGTTGATGGAAGTTCTGCAAGGGTTCGAGAATACCGAGATCGATGTGGTCATGCTGGGAAGGTCGCCGAGAGTGCAACTAGTGCCACTTTCAACATCAGAAGTTGCAGATCTTCTACCTAATCCCTGTGAATCTCTGAGCCAGAGACCATTATCATCTGCCCCGGCTCTGGAAGCCACAGATCTTGCCTTGGACCCTATTTCTCGAACGGGGCTAGATTCATCGTCTGCGGCACCCGAAGCTGCAGACTCTGCTATGAAACCTCGTCACCGTGTGGGACGAAGTTTATCATGTGCAGCGACAACAGTTACACCACGTGCCTCGAGATCTCGTACTCGAACGACACGAAATTCATTCGAAGCAGCTATGAGCCCCAAACAACTTGAATCGAAACCTCGTTCTCAAGAGAAACGAGCGTCAACAGCTGCTCGAGAAGTTACAGAACCTGTTTCGGAACCTGTTCGACAAACGGAACAAGATTCTTCGTTTACGGCTGTGGAAGTTACAAAACCTGCCCAGGAACCTCTGCTCCTTACTGAGAGGAGAACATCGTGGGCACCGGTGGGAGATACATACCCTGCCTCGAAACTTCGTTATCGATCGACCGGAAATTCATTAGATGCCGCTCTAGACGCCATAGAACGGAACAAACGAGATTGCAAGTCTACAGCTCCGAAAGCGACAGAACCCGTTACCCTGGAACATCTTTTTCCAAAACAACAAAATTTACAATATGGACCTGTGGAAAATACTGACTCGACCCCAGAACCTCTTCCTCCAAAGGAACAGAATCCATCCCCTGCACGCACAATAAGAGAAGCAGCCACTTCTGCAGAACGTTCTCCATCTCCGAATCAAGAAGAATCGTCATGTGCAGCGCCTGTGAATGTAGCAGCTGCTTTACCTGAACCGACTCCTCCATTGGCCTCTCAAAACTCAACTCCTGCAGCACAAGAGTCTCGAGAATCGAAGACATCAAGCGTGGGAGAAAACTTGCAAGACGAACCGTGCACCAGTTGTCCGAGAATGATTAAGAAAGTCGCAAAGAGCCGTGAGTATGTTTATAACTTTAGATTTTGTAATGACAAAGTTGAAAACTATGTATGCAACGCGTGTTTTATATTCCAGATAACGCAGCGTTGGCTAGAGAGCTGCGAGTTGCGAGGAAAGATCTTGTGGCTATGGCTAAGCAACAAACATCGTGCATGGAGGTATAGTTTTTCTAAGGTTCTTTCTTCGGTTGAGACATTATACCGTTATTGCTTCAATCACCTCTCTCTCTCTCTCTCTCTCTGTTATTTCAGATGTTTGCAAAAGCCATGCAGCAAATCGCGGACAACGATAAAGAAAGGAACGAGATGTTCCGTACTTTACTACTGAACCAGAAATCTCAAAGCGAGACAGCCTCTGCCGATACTTTATCGATAGTGAAAGACTGCCTTGAGCTTCTGAAGAAGAAGTAAACATTTCTACAATGTTGAGGAGGAATGAAAGAAACTTCGAAAACCTAGTTATAGCACCATATGACATTCTGCGACGATGAAACTGCCTGATTTAAAGTTATTCGTACCGAAAGACACAAAGGCAGAGTTATTCTCAGTCAACACCATGTGGCTACGTGGCTATGCATGTTTTCACGAACGTCTGCAGATAAGAACGATCGGATAATCAATATTCAAAGCACGTTCGCAGATAATTATAGTGATATCTCCTTCTTATCGTATTGACAGGCGAGGAATTGCTACTGAACAAGCTGATCTCCAATGTGTTCCTGCGTCTACTAGGAGACGTTGGTCTCTTCTTCACCAAGCATCGTCCAACACCGGAACAGTTGCGTGCCGTAGGTCTATCATAAGTAACACTAGCCTAGGTTTCATGCTAGCTAATGATGAATCTATTGTCGACACAGCACATCAGAATAAAATAAAGTGTATTGTCTATTTTTTTTTACGATATAAATAAATGGGTCTTCATACATCTGTACTTTTTTTCCCGTAACCATTCATTACGATGCTCGAACCATGTTGGAAGTAATTAAGCTGGGCATTGAATTGTCCGGCCAGTCAAAGTTCTGCTGCCCGCTCTATTCTGAGAAGTCGTTTAATATTGCAAGGAATGTCTTTAGTACACATTGTTCTCCTCTTGTTTGAAAACAACTTGTGTAGCATCTGTTAGTCTCAAAATAGCAATCATAGCTGAGTGAGATAGACAGGCGACGTAGTTATCTGGGAGACTCACAAACCTCGTGGAGTATGAGGGGAAACATCGTGCCGTCACCAGGCAAAGCAGCGTGTATCACGTAGACAAGCTGCTCTGAGACATGAACCAGTAAAAAAGGTTAGTCGTGCAAATGGTGGATTGTCAAGATTATTCTACCATCACGCGCTTGCAAACCTATTGTGGTATCGTTCGGAGCCGCTACTTGCATGCTACTTGCTACCAACAAAGTTACCAAAACGCCAGTAGTTCCATAGGAACCAGATAAAGAATTTGCATAACGCATAGAGACAGAAGGAACTTTTGCTGCGTTAGCCTGCATGTGTCCAACTGGGTTTCCCACAATGCGCACTGCGCTGAACTAAAAATACTTCACTCAGACACAAACTATGAAAGATAGTGTGTCGAGAGGTACTCTGGTCCAGCACTAATCATACAATGTTTTCTCGCCGATAGCACGTAACGTGAACACTGTCAGGTAATGCATTGCCGATCGCTGTTATGGACCGTTACTCCGACAGCTTCGTTGCGGTGATATCGTTATCACCGTTAGATGAACTGGCACGAAAGACCATTCATAAGCAATATCTGAGAGCACACCAGTTTTTCAAAGACTGACAGAGGTAGAACCGTCACATCCGAGTTGCACAGAAACTTGTAACTGGTTACAAGTGACTTGCAGCACCTTTCGTACTCGTGAACATATTGGGTTGTCTATGGTATTTTGTTCCATGTCTGCGAGGCACTCTCTTGGTAGAAAAATATGCAAGCGTTTCCGTAATGTCTGAATAATATTAATAATAACAGTAAAAGAGTGATAACAACGGAAAGCGACCCGAGTAACTAAAAAACCCAGTTGTTATCAGGAGCATTGCGTCATCGTTCACAGAATTCCTCCACATGTTTAAACGATTGGTTTTTCTAGGGTCAATTATTATCAGTTTAAGGTCACGTGACGGACACATGCTCATTGTTTATTGGCTTGTCCTAATCGGGAATAACAACATCGACAATTAAAACCGCCCAGTTTATATCTAGCATCACAGCGTACACAACGTGTCCAACACCCGAAACCGTGTAACGAATAAAATGGATGCTTCCTCTTCGTCAGCGATGAAGACAGCGGTCCCGAAGAAAAGGTCCCGACAGCGGCGGTAAGTTTTCTCCACCATGAAATCCCCGAATTTGGAGACGGTCGGAATTGGATCTCAAAAATCCTTGGATCCACCAGCATCGTGTTGATTCGGAAAAAATTGTAGTGACCGCTGAACCGAAAATCCTGATAAGCTATGACTATCACGCTCGGCACAGCTTATCACCTCTACACGGCCGGACCCTGGCATCCGTCGGACAAAGTACCGAATCATCTTCTGAAAACAAATTCTCTTACATCGAACAACTGTTTAACTCTGGTTTCAATTTTTTATTCACAGAAATGAACATAGACCAAAATTGGTAAAGGGACACGCTCCTGCGACTCCGTACCAACTAGAACATATGATCGCCTACCTCGAGCGGAATCCTCATCTTGCCGTGAAGAAATTCCAAAAGCCGAACGCTTCGTACGATCCCTCAGCTTCATGGGAGCAGTTGGCAGAAGAATTAAACGCATTGTGGAAGAACAGTGCACCCAAAGATGCGAAAACGTGGAGGACTGTAAGTTGATCAGTAAATTTATTCTTTGCTAAAATTATTTGTCATACATGACACTTGTACCCTGAACGCTTTGCTACTTTTAATCGTCAACTTCTATGAAATATTACAGGCGTGGTACAGTCAGAGGAAAGGCGTGATGCGTAGATTACGGAAGATCAATCAATTCCAAGCTATGAATAAGAAGCCTCGTTTGCTTCCTCGGGAATTGAGCTTGCGGGACCAAAGAGTTTTAGCTCTTTCGGACTATACCGACGAAGATGAAGTCAAAGAAGCAATCCTACATACCACAAAGGGGGACTTGGTAAATCGTCATTGTACTCTTCTAATGAGTATAAAGTTTAACCGTAAAACTGTAGCATAAGTATCACATTTTTTTCTATGATCATTACAGGCACCCGCGAAGGAACCGCTTCCAACGAACTTTGTAAATGCACAAAGGATTGGAACTAATCCCTCAGGGATTCAGAGCACCAGGAGCAACAACGATACTATTTACACCGGTTAGTGTTTCCATCTCAATATTTCATGTAGCATAACAAACTTTTTTCATGTCAAAGTAAAATATTTCTTC